CCTGTTTACTTCTAATATGTTTATACTTACTATATAGCAGAATGATTTATTTCCTATATAGAAGAAAGTGTTTTCCCCTTATATAAAAATGAGACTCAGTGTCTGATTATCAGCTATTTACAAAATATAGTTTTTTTTATTTATTGCTTATTTAGCAGCAAAATGAGTGAAATATGTAGAATATTATATGTTTCTACACTGCTCCGCAGCTTTTTTCTTTACTGCTCCCCAGCTATTGCTTGTACACACAATTACCTATAAAAAACTTTAATTTATTGGTGTAAACAATTGATAATGTGTGTGTTACAGAGTGTGTGAATCAGAATAACCCACAAATCATTATATATATCATCACTATAAAACTCACTACTCCCTATTAAATAATATAGCTAACTAGCATAACTACTAGTGAAGCTACTACATATTCCTTATTACTCTTATTAATACTACTAGTGTATCTATTACTCTTGTTATTATTACTTATACATTTTCTTTATGAAGAGTATCACCCGGAATATCATAAAATCTTTTTTTAACAACTAAATATTTATTCAATTATTAATTATGCAAAGTAAAACGCAAATTTCAAAAGTAAAAGTCAGAACAGATGACTTAGGTAATGTAATTCAACAAGGTAATAATCCAGAGTATGGATACATTACATTAGAACAAGACAGAGTTACTGTAGGTAACAATGGATGGGTCAAGAGATCCGAACTAAGTACAATTCTTCAAGGTACAATGGATGACTTACAATCGTTAGGTTATAACGCTGAGTCTTCATTACCAGGTAAGATTGTAGTAAGAGAACAATTAGAACCGTTTAATGTAAATGATCCAGATCGTAATATCAAAAGAGCTGGTAAAGATGGAATCATTTGCTGTGTAGATGGTCAACCTATTTATAGGAAAACATTCTATGTACTTGACTCAAGTGCAGAAGATGTATTAATTGCTCATGATAACACTCAAGCAATCAAAGAAGCAAATGGTACAGTAGAAGCTAAACCAAGTGCTAAAATTGATAAGCACATTACACCTGAAGAATTCAACGGAGAAGAAACTGTTGAAGAAGAAGAGGTAGAAATGGAAGCTGAGTCGTTTGAACTCTAACCTAAAACCTAATTGAACTTATGCTCACACTACATAAATGTTTTTTTCATTTATAGTTTTGTATCGTAGTGTGGGTATAGTTCAGTTTAATATGCTTACAGAAATTGATTAACCTATCTTAGTATTCTAGCAGAAAAAAAAATAAAGTGTAATATGTAACAATTAACAATCAAGTATATAATAAACGTTTCTTGATAATTTAAAATGACGCGGTAATCAACGTACACTTTTTATGATGTGGGGGTAAAGATCTCCATTGTTAGGCCGTAGATAGGTTTTTCTTTATTTAAAAATCTAATCACTAATTATAAAAATCATGTTAACAACTATAGACCAACCAACAAAATTCTACAAGTATGGAAGTAAAGTATATGCTTTAGTAGAAGAAAAAGACGGTAAACTTTTACTCCATAATGGACATAAAGGTATTACTAAAAGACCTACATCAGTTACTTCTCCTACTATGGAAGAGGTATCAGATGCATTATCAAACAACCCAGAGTTTCAATCAATATGTGAAATGTATGAGTACATAACTATTGACCGTGGACCCGAAGAGTATCACTCATATTTGAACTATGTAAAATCCTATTACTAAAAGATTATCTTGAGAACATAATTAATGCCTGTTGTAGTTAAGTCTGCAACAGGTTTTTTTAACCTTTTAACTAAAAATCAAATGAAACATATTAAATCAAAAAATACTAAGAATTATAACATGTTTAGTTTACTTCCTATGAATCGTGAAATAAACGCAAAGCATGTAGAAAAAATGCTTAAGTCACTTAACAACGTAGGTTGTATTCGTGATGTAATTGTAGTTACAACTAAAGTCTTTGAAGGCGTAAAGAAAAACTACATCATAGATGGTCAACATCTTTATACTGCTTTAGTACGTGAGAATCTACCTATATCATATAGAACTCTTGATATTACAAGTGTAGAAGATATAGTGAAAACTATGGCAGGACTTAATAACTCAAGTAAATCTTGGGGTCTTATAGATTATGTTAATGCTTACAAAGTTGTTAATAATGATTACATGAAACTCTTAAGATACATTAACATGTATAACTTAGAACCAACAATGATTGCTATGATTGCAACAAATAATTCTAAGTCAAATCGTATCAGCAAACTTATTAAAGAAGGAGAATTTGAAATTACTAACTCTAATACAGAGCTTATGTGTAAGCAATTCTCTGATATTTTTATTAAGATAGGCAAGGCAGACAGATGGGTAAAGTTTAACTTTCTATCAGTCTTCATGTCAGTTTATGGTAAGTATAACCATAAAAAAGCTTTAGCTAGTTTAGATAAACATCTACCTACAATCAAAGCTATGTCTGATCAACATTATGCATCTGAGTTTATTAGAAAGAAAATTTTTAACCTTTAAACCTATAATCAAATGAAATTTATATTAAAATTAATTTATGTGGTAATACTACCATTAGCATCTTTACTTACAACAGTATGGATGATAAGAGAAAACGCTGACATAGCAATGATATCTACTAACATAGGTGTTCTGCTACTACTAATTGTAAATGCAGTAAACTATGCAGCACTATTTAACAATTGGAGACTGTTACCATATGTATCTTTTAGTCTTATACCAGGTATAGGATTTCTATTAGGATATGATAAAGACTCAAGAGAATTTACTCTTATACTTCTGTTCATCCATATGGAGATAACTTGGAGTAAAAGCAAGTAAAAAACCCTAATTTAGAAAAAAAACCGCCATGTATGACGTACTAACAGTACCAGTATTATTCTATAGTATATATCTATGAGTGTAAATACTGAGTGGGTACATTAGTACATGGTGGTTTTATAGTTAAATGATGTTATTTCCAGTGTGTCTTTAATTAGATGCACTGGTATAACAAATTAAAAAAAAATAATATGCCAATAATATCAAAACAAACAACCTTAGATATAATTAAAAAGTATATCAGAATAGAAAACAAAGAAAACTATGAGCGTCTACTTTCTTTATTGGAAGATGTAAATCAAGATGATCTTATGGAAATAATATTATCACAGAATAAAATAGAAGATGTAAAGTATGGTCAAGTTATAAAAACCAAAGTAAAGAAATGGAATATGGATTATGAAGTAGATGTGTTAGACAGATATGGATTAATCAATAATGGTTATGTGTATGGTATTATAACAGACACAAATCTTGGATATGACAATTCATATAAAGCACAGATGTATACACATGACAGTGATCATAAAGTTACAACTATAGAGCTCAATGTAAAGAAAGAAAACATTCTTATGGTAGATAAGAGTGAACCATTCTTTACAATATTTAAAAAATACAAAGAGAAAGAAACAAAAAAAAGTAATGCAGAGTAAAAAAAGGTTTGGTATAGTATCATATGATATTATTACTTCACCTGAAATAACTCCTCAAGCAAAAGCTTTATACTCTACCCTAGCATGTTATGCTAATAAAGAAAGAATTTGTTATCCTTCCATTGCAAGATTAGCAGATGAATTAAACATAAGCGTTAGAACAGTAGATAGACTGATAAAAGAACTAAAAATTAAAGGCTGCATAAAACGCATTGGAAGAAAAATACAAATTAAATAATGTTAGCTATATATATGCAATATAGATATAGTTAATGTTTAAATACAGACCAAATTAAAATAGAATTATTATAACTTTGTTTATATACAAACATGATAATTCAACTTCAAGATGGTCGTATAATAGAATGTTCTCTAGAACAGTACTTATCTCTAACAGATTTAGAGGTACATCAACTGGTATCTTTGAGCTCATACTACACCAAGGAAGTTGGTAATCCATTCTATAATAATTTCTCAAACAACATGGATATATTATCCGATGATGAATTAGAGGAATACATCAATAATAATGAACCAAAACTTTATGAAATTGATGATATAGAAAAGTTGGAAGATCCGGACTTTCAAAAAGATGATATCTAATCTATAGATATCTATAAACACTAATCTTAATAAACCCAAATTAATCATGTTATCTCAAGAACAAATCAATCAAATTAAACTTAATAAGCAAATAGAGTCTATTAAGCAGCGTGAAGAACGTTATCACTACTATGGTCTACTGGAGCAGTATCAATTGTATCCAGAAAAATTTAATGAACTATCTTATAGGAAATTAAATCCTCAACAACATTTCTTATTTAAAAGAGTGTTGCATGGTCTCAATGTTTATACTCCAGAAGAAGTTAAGAAACTTCACTGGGATAAAAGAAAGAGAATCACCAAGGTTTGGAAAAGAGCACAAACAGAAATCAATGCTTGGAAACAAATCATAACAAATAAAAGAATTAATGCTTATTTTCGTAAGACTTTCAGAGGAGATAGTGTTAATGCACTTCTAAATGTACCTGATACAGAAATTATGGATGACTATACAAATAAGTTATCCTTAAAAGATTTAGGAATTACATATGAAGATTTAATACTATTCTTTCTTAGTAAAGGTTTACTACCAAAGAACTATCTAAGTATTAAAACCAATTGATAAAACAGAAGAAAAAGTTATGTGACAATTGCAATACCATGCAGTTTATCTGGAAAAATGATAAAGGCAGTAGGTATTGCAAGAGTTGCTGGATGAAACATAAATCTTCTGAAACTAAACCACTTAAAAAAAGACAATACGTTAACCCTGTGTCTAAAAAAACACAGGTTCTTAATGATGCATATACTACTATCAGAAGGGATTTTATGTTATCTAATCCTGTATGTCAAGCAGCACTACCAGGTTGTTCAACACATGCAACAGATGTACATCATAAAAAAGGTAGAGGTAAGTATATGTTAGTTGTAAGTAGCTGGTTATCAGTATGTAGAAAATGTCATATGTACATTGAAGAACATCCTGATGAAGCTATTGAACTAGGTCTATCAGAAAAAAGATATTAAATAAAATAAAAAAAAATCATGGATTATTTTGAATTAGAATGTGCCGTTGAAGAATGGGCAGAAGAAAAAGGAATACTACAAAAAGCTACGCCAATGGCTCAAGCTTTAAAAACATTAGAGGAAACTACAGAATTTTGTACAGCTGTAAATAATAATGACCGTCCAGAAATCATTGATGCAATGGGTGATATAATGGTAACGTTAATTATACAAGCAAAGATGCAAGGTTTACAATTAGAAGACTGTCTTGAATCAGCTTATAATGTAATTGCAAAACGTACAGGTAAGATGGTTAATGGTCAATTTGTAAAAGATGAATAATAGAGATAAAATACAAGCAGAATGTATTAATACAATTGTAAAATATCATAGATGTACAGCAGCTGTAAGTATGGGTGTTGGTAAAACACGGATTGCATTGATGCATCTTCATAACTTTTATAAACCAGAGATAAAAGTATTAGTAGTTGTACCAAAACTATCTATAATTAATTCTTGGAAAGAAGAAATTGAAAAGACAAACTTTCATCGTTTTGAAGAATGTATAGAATATACTACATATAAATCTATAAATAAACAGGAGAATGTATATGATATAGTTTATTTAGATGAATGTCATAATATATTAGGAAGTCATATACCATTTCTTAGTGGTCATAAAGGTAGAATACTTGGTTTAACAGGTACACCACCGTGGGATGAACGTACAGATAAGTATAGACTTATTGATATATATTGTCCTGTTAAATATAAGTTTGATGTTGATAAAGCTACAGAGTCAAATATATTAAATGACTATAGAATTATTATACATGAAATAAACTTGTCAAATTTAACCACTTTTAAAAAACAAAGAAAAGATGGAAGACATTGGTTTACAAGCGAGGTTAAAGATTATGAGTATGTAACTAAAAGATTTAATGAATCAAGACCAGGTAAAGATCAACAATTGGCAGCTATTATGAGAATGAAAGCGCTTCAATCATATACCAGTAAAGAGAATTATACTAAAAATCTTTTAGCTAATATATCTGATAAGTGTATTGTATTTGCAAATACACATAAACAAGCAGATAAAATGTGCAGTCATAGTTATCATTCAAGTAATCCTAAATCTGAAGAGAACTTGCAGTTATTTTCAGATGGAAGGATAGATAAGTTATCTTGTGTTTTACAGTTATCAGAAGGTGTTTCAATACCGAACTTAAAACAAGGTATTATAATGCATGCTTATGGTAATGAAAGAAAATCTGCTCAACGTATTGGTAGACTATTACGTTTAAATCCTACAGAAACATCTATATGCCATATACTTTGTTATAAAGGAACACAAGATGAGAAATGGATCAAGTCTGCATTACATGACTTTGATCAAAATAAAATAGAATATTATAATCCCCTAGAAATATGAAAAGAAAAAATAAAATAAATGAAGAAAAATTTATAGACCTTGCATATATAGTATTAACATTATCTTTAATGGGAGGTTTTTTAACATTAGTTCTTAAACATCTTAGTTAATATGGGTAGGATGAAAGAACTATATATGGAAATGATTGAGAATGAATATAAAGGAGATCATGATGCATATCTACAGGACTTAGCAAGAATCACTTGTGAAGAGTTTATACCTTTAGAAGATCATCAATGTCCAAATTGTTTTCAAAGTTCAATCATAAGGAATGAAACATCAGTTCAATGTGAGTCATGCGCTCAAGAATTTGTACTGGTTGAAAATAATGTACTTAGATTTAAGTGAAAGATTCATTATATATAAAGTGCACTGTCAAGGATGGTGCACTTGATTTCCCTAATAAGGGAACAAAAGGTAAATTTGATAGGTTTATAAAGAATTTACCTGATACAACTAAACTTGAGATGTTTATTAGCGCATCATCAAACAACGGTTCATTACCACAATTGGCCAGAGTTCATGCAATGATAAGAGAAATAGCTAATGAGATTGGTTATACCTTTGAAGAAATGAAACTAACTGTAAAGAGGCAAACAGGAATGTGTATAGTAAAGAATGGTGTAGAGTATTGTAAGTCCTTTGCAGACTGTGATAAAGCAGAACTAAATATGGTTATACAAACATGTATAGAGATAGGAGACTTTAATGGTATGCAACTTAGGTAATTACTTACCCCAGACTAAAGCAGCATAAAGCAAAAACATTATGCATGCAAATTCAAACATTGACATTATTTAACAACTTTCATTTTGCTGTTAATCTCGTCAAGTTTTTCTTTGATATCTTTTCCTTTAACAAGCATATCACCAAGTTGATTTAAATCTTCTTGTGTTGCTTCTGTCTCTGTTTTAATAACAAGATTCTGTTCTTGAGCATGATACTTAAATAACTGAGTCATAGAGTATAAAGTGTATAAATCAGATTCAAATCTATCAAACACTAAATCTTTTCTCTTAGGATCTTCAGGTGGAAGAGTAATCATATCTTCAAACTTCTTGAATATAGCAGGTAAATCAGTTGCTCTATCAGGATTATCTAAAATTAGTTGAGACGTAATTCTCTCTAAACCAGGAATATAAGCTGTTGATATCTCTATATTCTTAATAGTTTTAGTGAAATCATAAGTATCAACTGTTTGTAATCTTTTACTTTCTTCAGACATAATAATACAAAAATACAATTAAAATATGGAACAATCAATATCAGAAAATAATGTAATAAATAAACTAAAAGATAAATTAGTTGGATCCGGTTGGGAAAATATATTAAATCCATTTTTAGATAGCAGTGAATTCTATAAGATAACAACTACTCTTATACAGAATCATCAAAATAATATAAGGTTTACACCAAGGTATTTTGATATACTTAATGCATTTATAGAATGCCCTTATGATAAAACTAAAGTTGTTATACTTGGTCAAGACCCCTACCCCCAGGTTGGAGTTGCTGATGGTATAGCGTTTAGCTGTAGTAATAAAGGTAAAGCAGAAAAGTCTTTACAATATATATTTAAAGCTTTATATGGAACATATGAAGATAAAGATTATGATCTTAAAAGATGGTCTAATCAAGGAGTGCTATTAATTAATACAGCATTTACTTGTCAGATAAACAAGATAGGTTCACACTTTCATTTATGGCAACCTTTCACTAATTATCTATTTAAATACCTTAATGAAAATAATAAATTAATATTTGCATTAATGGGTAAAAAAGCCGAAATTTGGGAAACTAAATTATCTAATCAGATATTATTAAAATGTCCTCATCCCGCATCAGCTGCATATAAAGGTGGTGTATGGGACTCTAAAGATGTATTTAATAATATAAATCTAGAACTAAATAAATTAAATAAAACAAAAATCAATTGGTAGTATGACAGCAGTAGAATTTAAAGACTATTATAGAACATGTAATAGAGTAAAAGCAGATATCAAAAAGAATCACGGAGTAAATGTAATTATACTTCCATTTCCAACATCTAAAGAAAGATTAACATTAGATGAATTAGCTAATATATCATTGGAAGTTCATAACGAAGAACCATATAATGAAAATATAACAGATATAAGAAAGATATCAAGGAAAAAAGAACTTGTTAATACTAGACATGTATTCTGTTATTTTGCAACAATGTTTGGATATGATAGAGTAAGGGTAGGAGAGTATCTTAGAAGAGATCATAGTACAGTTGTTCATGCATTGAGATTCTGTAGTGATATGATGGATACAAATGATATTGTATTTGGAGCAATTATTAAAAAGATAACTAAAAAAATAGATAAGCATGTGGAAAATATTTCAGATGATTTCAAAGCAGAAGTTAACACCGAACCAAGTGTTGCTTCTCTATTCAATGAAAAATAAAGTTAAACCATATATATTAAATAATATTAATGAGGAAAAAGAATATCTTTTATCTCAAGAGTATCTAGAATATGATGGTAAAGTATACAAAATGACTGCTAAAGCTAAGTCTTTATTAGTAAAAATAGAGAACTACTTTATTACAGCAAAAAAGAAAACAGATGAAGAGTTGATGGGTAAAGAGTTTTCTAAAAGAATAAATACATATAGAGAATTATTTCCTGCAGGTAAATTACCACATGGTAAACCGGCAAGACAGAATGTTAAGACTCTTAATGAATCATTTAGATGGTTCTTTGAAACGTATGATTATACATGGGAAGAGGTAATTAAAGCTACTAAAATGTATGTTAGTGAATATGTATCAACAGACTATTTATATATGATGACAAGTCAATATTTTATATCTAAGCAAGATAAACATAAAGTTAAAACTTCAACCTTATCAGATTATTGTGATATGATAAGAGATGGTGTACAGACTAAAGTGGAACATTTTTCAGACAAAGTAGTATAATGGATAAGTTCTATTATTATGAATGCTGTAACTGTGAATTTGAGTTTGAATCAAATCAAAAAGAACATAAATGTATTAATTGTAAAGATAGCGGTTGTCTAATTTTAACAGCAGTATTATGAGTAAAGTAAAAGAAGAATGGATAGGGCAATATTCAGCGTTTAATGAAGCGTTAAAATATATGTCAAAGAGGGCTAATGGTGAAGAGAAATCAATATATACACCATGGGCTAAGTTTAATGACGCTACTACCGATGGTTTAGAATGGAATACTCTAACTGTAATGGGTGGAAGACCAGGCTCTGGTAAAACTTTAATTAAAGACCAGATAATAAGGGAATCCTTTATGTTAAATCCTAATGATGACTTTAGAGTGTTAGAGTTTCAGTTTGAGATGGTAGGTAGAACTTCAGCATTACGTGAGTTCTCCTCTATAACAGGTAAAACATATAAAGAACTCTGTAGCGCGGGTTCTAAGTTAACACCTAATGTTATTAATGCATGCCATCAGTATGCTAAAGAACGTGTAAAGTATCCGGTTGATATAGTAAGTAAACCTATGACTGTTAATCAGATGCGTGAACAAATAGATATGTATATGAATGAACACAAGGGTAAGAAAACAATTATTACTCTTGATCATACTATGTTAGTTAAGAGAGCTCCTTATCAAAATAATACACTAGATATGTTATTTGAATTAGGTGAATTCTTTACACAAACAAAGCGTGAATATCCATGCATGTTTATTGCTCTATCACAACTTAATAGAAATATTGATAAACCAGAACGTGCTCAACAAGCAAAGTATGGTAATTATATTCTTGAGTCAGATATATTTGGATCAGATGCAATGCTTCAACATGCTGATACTTTAATAGGTATTAACAGACCGGCAAAGCAAAAGATTAGATTATATGGACCTGATAGATATATAATAAGTAGTGACAGAGATTTAGTATTACACTTTCTTAAAGCAAGAAATGGTGATACAAGAATGAGTTTCTTTAAAGCGGTGTTTGAAGAAATGAGAATTGAAGAAATGAGCACACCGCAACAAGACGTAAGATAAAATGACACCACAAGAAAGAAAAAGTAAGATAGCAATTTTAAGACAAATGCATGAAGATTATTTCCAAAAAGATGGAATTATCAATGCTTTATATATACCTAAGATGGCATATAGACCACAAGGTAAAGATGATAAATATATTAGTTTTTTTCCTAGTGAACTGGAGAAAGAAGAAGATATTTATACAGAATTTGTTAGCATAGAATATGATGCTGAAGATCCAAAAAGAACTTTATATTTGCACAAGTATAATCCACATTGGAAAGAGGAGTATGAATTAGTTAAAAGCAAATCAGGTTTTGAAAGACATTTAATACCTGTAGGAGAACTAAAAGTAATAGATAAATTAGTATCTGCATCACCACATGCTCCTAAAATACTAGAATTAGACTTATTAAAAAATCCAGATGATTATGATGCTATAGATAAAATCTTAGCAAAGTTGGGAGATATAAATATTACATTAAATAAAATAAATGATACAATTAAATTATCAAATCAAAAGTAAATTATGGGAGTAGGAGTATTAGTTATTGCTGAATCAGGATCAGGCAAGTCAACATCAATTAGAACGTTAAATCCTGAAGAGACTGTAATTATAAACATTGCAAATAAACCGTTACCGTTCAAAGGATGGAAGAATATGTATAAACCATTAGATAAAGAAAATCCAAATGGTAATATGATTAATGTATCAAGCGGGCCAGGAGTATATAAAGCAATGAAGCATGTTAGTGATAAGATGCCGCATATTAAAAACTTAGTTATTGATGACTGGCAATATATGTCAAGCTTTGAGTACTTTGATAAAGCTAATGAAAAAGGCTATGATAAGTTTACTCAGATTGCTGCTAACTTAGCACAGGTTGGTAAACTTCCTAAAGATTTAAGAGAAGATTTATTATGTTTCTTTTTAACTCACTCAGAAGAGTCTACAGATATTAATGGTAGACGTAGAGTAAAAGCTAAAACAGTAGGTAAAATGATTGATAATGCATTAACACTAGAAGGATTATTCTCTATAGTATTGTTTGCTAAAATAAATAAAGAAGAAGACGGTAGTCTTATTTACGGGTTTGAAACTCAGAACAATGGAGAAAATACATGCAAATCCCCTATGGATATGTTTAATGAAGTATTTATTCCAAATGATCTACAACTTGTTAGATCAAAAATTATTGATTATGAGAATTAAGTTATTTAAATTAAAAAATTAATTAAAAAGAAGAAAAATGTTAAGTACAAAAGACATGTCTGCAGGATCAGGCAAAATTAAACCCGTAGTTGGACCAGGTAACCACACTGTTAAAATTAATGAAATATCATATATGGTTACACCATATGATCCGGACTCACATAATATTATATTACATGTAGAAACATCACCTGTAAAGGGAGAGTTTCAAGGTTTCTTAAAAGATGTAAATAATCAAAATGGACCACGTTATGAAGGTCAAGTTGGTAGAGTAAGATTTAGTCCATATGCATTTAAAGATACAACTCTTCCTAATGGAAAAGAAATATCTAAAGTAGATGAAGTAATGAAATCTATGATTCAATTGAGTGAAACTCTTGGTAAAAGAGAAGCTCTTGATCAAATTGAAGCAAGTACAATTGAAGATTTTATGACTCAAGCAAGTAGTGCACTATCTGGAGAAGTATATATTAATGTATGTTTAGCATCTAGAGAATGGGTTAATAAAGAAGGATATGTAAATAATGATTTATATCTTCCTAAGCCTAGTTCTGAAGGAGTAGCTATGGAATCTATTGATGTAGAAAATTCAAATATAATTAAGTTTGATGGTAATAATCCAAACCATCTAAGAAAAGCTCAGGTTGATAATAAACCAGCAGATTCATTTGAACCTGCAAAAACTGAGTCAGGTAGTGATTTTGAATTTTAATATTTATTAAATTTATAATGTGCCGGTTATGATGTAATATTGTAACCGGCATTTTTATTTGAATAAATATGATAAATACAAAAAATCTAGTTTATGACGGGTTAAATGTACCAAGCTATTGGATATTTCAATATTATTTAAATTTATCAGAGGCCTTAACAGGACAGGATGTAAAGATAAAATCAATCTTTAATCCTAATGAGAGAACACCAAGTTTCTGTATATATGTTGATAAGACAGTTATGCAGTATAAATTTAAAGACTTCTCAACTGGTAAAAATGGAGATAAGATTGATTTAGTAAAGATGCTATTTGATCTGAGTTATTCAGATGCGGTAAATAAAATTTTAAAAGATTATAATAATTATATATCCAAGAATGGTAGTAATATAAAAGTTGAGTTTACTGTAAAAGAAAAATGGAAGGTTGATTATATAAAGAAAAGAGGTTGGAATAATCAGGATGCTGAATATTGGTTAAAATATAGAATAGGATCAAAGGTTCTAAATGAATACAATGTATATCCTATAGAATATTATAACCTTGTAAGGGAGAATGACGGGACCGTAGAATCTATTACAATTAAAAAGCCAATGATATATGGTTATTTTGATGGTGGTAATGAAGTGTATAAAATATATCAACCAAAAGGTAATCATAAGTTTCATAACGTAAAACATCATATACAAGGTTTTGATCAGCTTAAGTTCAATCAACCTTATTTAGTTATATGCTCATCACTTAAAGATGCTATGTGTCTAAAAGCAATGGGTTATAACATAGAGGTTATTGCACCTAACAGCGAGAATACTATGATAAAGCCTCACGTTATAGAACACCTAAAAGGTAAGTATAAAAAAGTCATAACTTTATTTGATAATGATGAAGCAGGACAGAAAGCTATAGAAAGATATAAATCTGATTATAACTTAGATGGTCTTGCAATACCACTATCTAAAGATATTAGTGACTCTATGGTTAAGTATGGTTTTGAACATGTTCATTCCATTATAAAACCATTATTTAAAAATATATTAAATGAGTAAAAGAAAGAATAAATGGTTTATACCAGGAAACGTACCTTCAAGTAAAAATGGACGTAGATGGACAGGTAAATACTTTATAGCAAGTAAAACTGTTGTTGCATATAGAAAGAAAACAAAAGAGTATTATGAGAAATATGCTCAAGAGTTTAAGGATGAACTAAGTAATTATGAACTTCCAGTAAAAATAAAGTTTACATTTATCAGAGGAACAAGACATAAGTTTGATTATATCAACCCTGCACAAACAGTGCAAGATGATATGGTAAAAAATGGATGGATTGAAGATGATAATGCAGAATTTATTATACCTGAGTTTGTTCAATATGAATACAATAAAGAAGATCCTGGAGTTCACATAGAAATAATAAAAGAAAATAATGAGAAGAAATGAATATAGAATTAATTTACAATCAACTAGCAAATATTAAGTTCAATAAAGAATATCATGAACTTGATGAAGATGAAAAAAAACAAATTATAGATCAAGCTGATAATGAAATACTATTTATATAATAATGAAAGAAATAAACATTAGTGAATATAATGGTATAATAAAGATGTTAAAAGCATCTACTGAAGATTTTGAAATTGGTTTTTTTAGTTTAATAAACTCAAACTATAGCAATCCTTATACTTTAGCATGTGTTATTGCACATCAATTAGTGTTTGAAAAAAGAAAAAGGTTTATAGATAGAGTTAATGAGAATAAAAGAGCATTTCAAAATAAGAAAATAGTAAATCCAGCTAATCTATTAATTGATAATATGAAAGTATTACCAGGTTTTAATAAAGTTTATTATGAAATATTAAAAATAGAAAATGATTAATATACAAGACGCGGTTGCTAGAACAACCAAAAATTTAATTTTTACAGAGCCCTTTTACGGGCTTTTTTTGATTGGTATAAATAAGAAATATACTGATGCTTTACCTACAGCAGGTGTAAGTAAACATGGTATAGGAATGCAATTAGCAATTAATCCAAACTTCTTTAGTGATTTATCTGAAGATCATAGGTTTGGTTTAATAAAACATGAGCTATTACATATTGCATTTGGGCATTTGGTGATTAGAGATAGATATCCCAATGCAAAGTTGTTTAATATAGCAGCTGACTTAGAGATCAATCAATATATACTTGAAAGTAAACTTCCTGAAGGTGGATTACTATTATCAAGTTTTCCAGAACTTAATCTACCAGTTAAGGCAGGTACAAAAGAGTATTATGATATATTAAATCAAGCGCAGGAAGATGGTACATCTCCATCATTAGATTCATTAATGGATCAAATGAATGGTGAAACACCATATGATCATGCTACATGGGATGAGTTTGATGATTTATCTGAAGCAGAAAAAAAGCTTGTTCAGAAACAAGTAGAACATCAACTAAAGGAAGTAGCCGAAACAACAATAAAGAAAAACGGTAATATTCCTGGAGAACTTTCAGAAGTTATTAATAGGTTAATGCATGTTGAACCTGCTAAGTTTGATTGGAAAGGATATCTTAGAAGATTTATAGGTAATTCTAGTATAGTATATACAAAGAAACTAAGACGTAAATATAATAAGAGATATTCTGGTAATCCTGGATTAAAGATTAAATTTAAAAATAATATTCTTGTTGGTGTTGACACAAGTGGATCTGTAAACAATGATGAACTTAAAGAGTTTATGTCTGAGTTATGCCATATGCATAAAACAGGTCATAAGATTACAGTAGCGCAGTGTGATACAAGCCTTAATAGTGTTAAAGAGTTTAATCCAAAACATAACTGGGAAATACATGGTAGAGGTGGAACAGACTTCCAACCTGTTATTGATCATTTTAATGAAAATAAAGGGCAATATACAGCTCTAATATATTTAACAGATGGTGAAGCATACTCCCCAGAGAACTGCCCTAAGAATACATTATGGGTTCTTAGTAGTATTTCTGATATGAATGATGAATTACCAGGACAAGTAATTAAGTTAAACTAATGGGTAGATATTATACAGGTGATATTGAAGGTAAGTTTGCCTTTGGTGTACAAGCAAGTGATGCAGCAGATCAGTTTGGTGTTGAAGGACAAACGCCTCAATACTTAGAATACTATTTTAGCACGGATGATATTCCAAAAGTTAAAGCTAGACTAACAGAACTTGAAGAAAGTTTTGGAGAATATAAAACTCCTATACTAGCATATATTGACCTATTTGGTTGTAAACCATATGAACAAGATATTCCTTTATCAACATATCTTGAAAGGGCTGGGATGAAACTATTAAAAAATAAAAAGGCAAGTAATTACTTTGACTATAGTCTTGGAAGACAAATACTTCAGTGTATTGAAGAAGAAGGAGAATGTAATTTCTCGGCAGAATTATAATAAACTAAATAAAAAAGAAAAAGAATGGCACAAGTAAATTTAAACGCAAAAGAACTAAAGGGATTTTTAAATCATATTATTAATAATAATAGATCCCTTCAGGAAAAAGGTAAACTTCCAGTAGCAGTTGAAGTAGTAGGTGAATCAGGTATTGGTAAAACATCTAATATATTAGAAATTGCTAGTGATAATAATTTAAACTTTGTTAAGTTAAACTTAGCTCAGATTGAGGAGTTGGGTGACTTAGTTGGTTTCCCTGTACGTCAGTTTCAGATGTATAAAGAAAAGATTGTCTCAAAGACAACAGGAGATCAGTTAAATTATACTGCGGCACAAAGAGCAGCTGCATCTAAAGATCTAGCAGATATGACTCAAAAGACAACTAAGAAAGTTGGAATGTGGGTTGATGAGCTTGCTGTACAAGAGTATCTAAAGAACGGATACAAGATGACGGGTAAAAACAGAATGTCTTATTGTGCTCCAGAGTGGATTGCAGATAAAAAAGAAGGTGGTATCTTGTTACTTGATGATTGGAATCGTGCAGATATGCGCTTTATTCAAGCATGTATGGAATTAATTGATAGACAAAGTTATATCTCATGGACGCTTCCAAAGGATTGGCATATTGTTCTAACAGCTAATCCTGATAATGGAGATTATTTAGTAAACAGTATTGACTCTGCTCAAAAGACCAGATATATTACTGCTAACCTAAAATTTGATGTTAATGTATGGGCTGAGTGGGCTGAGGATGCAGGTATTGATTCAAGATGTATTAACTTCTTGTTATTACATCCAGAACTTGTAACTCAAGAAACTAATGCAAGATCTATTACAACGTTCTTTAATGCAATATCAAGCTTTGATTCTTTTGAAAGTAACTTAGCAATGGTACAAATGATTGGAGAAGGTTCTGTAGGAGATGCATTTGCTTCTATGTTTACAACTTTCATTAATAATAAACTAGATAAGTTAGTAACACCGCATGATCTATTAACTCATGATAATGAGCAATACATTTTGAATGAACTTAGATCTTGTATTGGTAAAGATGATAACTATCGTGCAGATATTGCATCTACATTAGCTACAAGATTATCTAATTACTCTTTAGTATATGCTAAAGAAAATAAGATAACTCAAAAAGTGACAGATAGATTAATTGCATTATGTACAAAGGATTATTTTACAAATGATCTGAAGTATATGATTGTAAGAACTATCTTTAATGGAAATAAACAGAAGTTTAATAAGATGATGATGAATCCAGAAATCATTAAAATGACAATTAAATAATATGGCAAGTAAATCAGTATATCAAGAATATGATACTGATGCACTAAACCACTTTGGTTTGGCAAGTGATCCCATATATGGGGTCCTTGCTGGATCAAATATTGAAAGTGTATTAGTAACTCAAGATAATACAACATATGGTGAAATAGAAGATATATTAAAATCTAGCAAAGAAACAGATACTAGCTTTAGAAATAAAAAGAAAGCATTTGTTATGCCTGGTGCTGATGTATCATTAGATAAAATAAAAGCTGCTTTAAAAGAGCATAAGATAACTGTAACAAATGATTATACAAAAGCAGATCTAATTATAACAAATGATAATATAGCAAGAAGGTGTAAGCATGGGGAAAATATTCCAACAACTAAAATGCTTATAAAGTTGGTAAATTATGAATTAGTTAAAGATGGTGCTTTACAAAACAGATCTTTTGTTGATGATTTAATTGATAAATATAAAGGAAATGTAATTTTAAGTGAAAAGATTACAGAACATACTCAGTATTATTATTATACAACAGTTGATAGTCTTTATGATAATTGGATTATAACAGGTCTTGCACTTAATATAGCATATGTTATAGATACAGGAGTAGCTAGTACTGTAGATTGTGAAACTATATTGCATGCTTCTTCTTCACAGATGGATATTACAGAAGAACTATTATCTCAGTTAACAGCTATGCTTCATGGTGGTAAAGAAGAGAAAGAGATGGCAGGAAGTATTATACCAAATTTAAATCCTTTTAAAAATTATCACTTATTATGGAAGTTTTCTCAAAAGAATACTGGTTTAACTTATGAATTTAGTAGAAATAAAAATATACAATATTGGTTAGGTCAAGTAAATTTTAATGATTTAATGTATAGATCAGCTCAAGAGATGATACTTTGGTTAGAGGAAAATGAATTACTTGATACAATATCTTTTAAGTATCTTGAACCTATAGTACGTAAAGAAATCAGCATTCATAATAGAGACCTGTATGTATTTAAAGTATCAGTAAAAAAAGAGTATCAGAAATATTTAAAATAAAAAATGAGACACATAAAAGAATATTTAGTAGAATTTGTAAACGGTAAATGGGAATCTGATTTAGAAACATATATGATAAATTTAGATCATATAACAATAGATCTAGATGTAAATAATTTAAATGAGAAATCATTTTATAGATATCCTAAATTAAACTTACCAAGAATAAAAGTAGATAGTTTAAAGTCAAAGTATAATATAAACATAACTAGAAGCGAAGACAACGCTGATTATAGAGTTATATCAGAAAAGTTTTTAGAATTAACTGGTAGAAGTTATTATTGGAGTACATATAATATTCATGATATATTAGAAAAAACAAAACAGTTAAAAAATTCTTATGACTACACTGGTTTTATAGAAGTACTTGAAGAATTAGATACTAAAGATTGTTTAAGATTTAAATATTATAACTTACCTGATGACTTAAGAGATATATGTAGAGATGTTGAGACAGCTGTTTATTATCAAAATGGTTATATTAGAATTAGTTCTGAAACATTTAACTTTTTATCTCAAAAAAATAATTTAGTATTAGATAGTGATTTAATAAAACTGGCTAATTCAGAATCAACTGTACTTGATAAAGAGCAATATTATAGTCTTGTGGAAATGATAAGAAGTAAAGATAATGATAATATAACAGTTGCTCTAGAAGTTATGGCTAATTGTAATATAGAAGAATCATTAGATTATATTTCATTGATTTATTATTTTTATTATGATAGACTTAAATATTCAAATAATTGGAATAGTGTAAATGTAAAAGCACTAAGAAACAGATTAAAAAGTTTTGATAATCATTCGTCAGGATCTTCATCCAGAGGTTGGTATTATAATAGATATATTAAAATACTTGCTAGAGAAAATTATCTTACAAAATTTGCATTTTTAGTGGTTCAGAAATATGTTTATCATAATGTTGTTTTACGCGCATTAGATATAGGTGAATCTGAAGGCACTTTTAAAATAGATCATAGATCTATTAAATTATCTGATGAGTTTGAATCACAAATAATTTAAAATATAGAGGTGGTGTATTAAGTTGCATCACCTCTTGTTTAAATAAATTTTAAAAAAATTAAATAAAATGAGAATAGACAAACAAAAAGAAGATGAATTTTATAGGAAAGAGTTTAATTTTAGTTATTCATCACTAAATAAATTATTATTTTCTCCTTCTTTATTTTATAAAGACTATATACTAAATGAACGTGAGATTAAAACAGATAAGCATTTAGTTGAAGGTAAATTAATACACTGTTTAGTATTTGAACCTGAGAATTTGGAAAATAAATTTAATGTATTACCTGGTAAGTTACCAAGTGATTCGGTAAAAAAGGTTCTAAAGGATATGAGTTTTCATACAGATGCTGAGAAGCTAGCTGATGTAGAAGACTTTGTTGTATTGGATTCATTGAAACAGATGAACTTATATCAGTCTCTCAAGAAAGATGAGGCAAGAATAGATAAGATTAAAGTAGATAGTTATCAAACATATTGGGAGTATTTATCCAATACAGATAAGGACCCAATTGATGAAGATATGCTGAGCAAATGCAAAGAACAGGCAGAGATGATAAAAGATAACAAATATGTTATGTCTTTATTTACTGAAGTATCTACTGACTTTGACTTAGATCCTGTAGAAACACATGCAGAAAAATATCTTTCATCTAAAATAGATGGTCAACCTTTCGGGTTACACGGTTATATAGATTATTATAAAATCAATCATGATACAAAAGAAGTATTAATATATGATCTTAAAACAACAGGTAAAACAGTTACAGACTTTGAAGAAACTGTAGACTTTTATAACTACTGGCTTCAAGCATCTATATATTGTAAATTAGTTTATGATTCATTAGGTGATAAAGCAGATGAATATAATATTAAGTTTAATTTTATTGTAATAGATAAGTATAATCAGATATATACATTTCCTGTTAGTGATGCATCATTAAATAAATGGGCTGAAGGATTAGAATACGTAATTGGTGTTGCAAAGCACCACTATACAGAAAATAATTACTCATTGCCTTATGAATTACTTACAAATGTTGTAACTTTATAGTATGGATAAGGTTTATAGTGATTATTTTCAGAAGAGTAAGGTATTTTTATATCCTTTATTAGATTTTAAGAAAGGTTTAGAGTTTGTACCTCATCAAACATATATAATGTGGGATAATCATTATTACATACAAGATAGAAAGTTACTATGTTTATACAAAGAGAAAAGAACTCATGAGTTTAGATCTTTTGAACAGAATGTAATACATAAAGCAAAGCTATTTGAAAGTCATATTGAACTAGATAAGAACAATCAGCTTTTTATATTTGATTTTAGTAGTCTTAAAGAAGACTATGATCATTTTATAAAAGGTGAATACTCTAGGCTGAGTATTGAATCTAAACTAACCATTACTAGGTTTTTTGGAGACACTGTTAAAGCTATAGAACGTATTGATTCTTATCTTTTTCCTTATGATTTTCATGAAATATATGCAGAATTACTTAATGTAGATATTAAGCTTATTGAAAGTGTAAATGAGCTATGTGATAAATTAGATTCCAAAAAAGAAACAATATTAGATATTTATGAAAATAGTGAGATTAATATTTTAAATACTATATTTGAAAAAAATAAATAAAATTATGTCAAATACAATTGGAAAAAACATGATGATTGTAACATCAAGTTTTAGAAATGTAAAGTCATTTACCCTTATTCCAGCAACATCGGATTGTCCATATGTTGAAGCTATGTATGATCCTTCTTCAGGTATACTAGCTGTTATTAGTAAAGTAATGAAGCAGTCTTATCATATGATTCCTAAGTTGGATGATAACGGTGAGCCTATGAGATTAAAAACACCTAATCAAAGTACAGGTAAAACTGTAAAAGAAGAAAGAAGACTAGTAGATACTTTTTCTGAGTTTTATATAAGTGATGCAAAGGATATAGAAACCTTCATTCATTTATTTTCTATCAATGCTGATACGTTTGATTATAAACAGTACATAGTTGATACAAAAGAACCAGTGAAAAAATCTAATATAATTACATCTGTATAATACAGATCTATATAAAACCAACCAAAAAAAGATATATTAATTTATATCTTTTTTTTTCTCTAAAATTAACTAAACAATAAGCATTATGAACAAACAACACTGGGTACACGATTATGAAACACTAAACAATTGTTTTACTGCTTGCTTTCAAGATTATAAAAGTCAAGAGACAAAATTATTTGTTATTCATGACTTAAGAAATGATCTTGAAGAGTTTATTAATTTTCTAGGTAGGAACGTTAAAAATAAAGAATGGCACATATCTTATAATGGTTTAGCTTTTGATGCACAAGTCACTCATTTTATTATAGATAACTATAAGAATTGGTTAGACTTAAGCGCATGTGAAATAGCTAATACTATTTATAAATATGCTCAGAGGTGTATAGAAAAATCAAACAAAAAAGATTTTCAAGATTATCCTTTATGGAAAATGAAAATAGGACAGATTGATTTATTTAAAATGCACCACTGGGATAATCCAGCAAAACGTTCTAGTCTTAAATGGATTCAATATAGTATGGATTGGGATAACATCCTAGACATGCCTATACATCATGATACAGAAATAACTACAACTGAACAAATAAATACAATACTTGAATATAATATTAATGATGTTGAGTCAACTAAAGAAATATTAAATAGGTCTAAAGAATTAATTAATTTAAGAAAAGAACTAACAGGTAAGTATGGTATAAATCTATTCAGTGCATCTGAACCAAGAATAAGTAAAGAATTATTTGCTTATTACATGTCTCAAAAACTTAATATAGAAAAAAGGGATCTCAAAAAAATGAGAACTCATAGAAGCAGTATTAAGTTTAAAGATATAATATTACCATATATAAAGTTTGAGTCCCCGGAATTTAAGCAGCTACATGATAGATTTAAATCTGTTGAGATAGATCCTGAAAGAATGAAAGGCGCTTTTAAGTATTCAGTTACTTATAAAGGTGTTAAGACAGACTTTGGTGTAGGTGGTGTTCATGGTGCAAGAACTTCAGGTATATATAAATCTGATGATGATTATGTTATTATGTCTTCTGATGTCACTAGTTTCTATCCTAATCTTGTGATTAGAAATAAATGGTCTCCTGGACATTTTCCAGCACAAGAGTTTTGTGATCAGTATGAGTGGTTCTTTGAAGAAAGAAAGAAGATACCTAAGAGTAATCCAATGAACTATGTTTATAAAATTATTCTTAATTCTACTTTTGGCCTTAGCAATGATAAGAATAGTTTCTTTTATGATCCTGAGTTAACAATGAGAATTACCATCAATGGTCAATTATCTCTAATAATGTTATATGAAATGATCATGGAAAGAATACCGGGAGCTGTTGCTTTGATGCAAAACACTGATGGTATTGAGACAAGAATATCTAGAGAATATGTAGATGAATACATGAAAATTTGTGAAGAGTGGGAAAAATTAACTAACTTACAATTAGAACATGATGAATATCAAAAACTAGTTTTGGGTGATGTTAACAATTACATTGGTCTTAATAATTATAAAGAGGTTGATATAGCAACCTGGAGAAGTATTAAGAATAAAAATCCACACTACAAATTTAAAGTTGATGGAAATAAATTCTTCTATGCAGGAGCAAAAATGAAAGGACGTTTTGACTTTTATGGATTAGCATTACATAAAAATAAATCTAAATTAGTTATACCAAAAGCAGTGTATAATTATTTTATTCATGATATATTACCAGAGGAATATTTTAAGAAAAATAAAGATATACTTGATTACTGTATTGGAGGTAAATCAAAAGGTGATTGGCAAATTATATCTAGATATGTTGATAACGGAGAATACAAAGAAGAAAAACTTCAGAAGATTAATCGTTATTATATATCAAGAAATGGTGTCAAGCTAACCAAAGTTCATAAGACAGATAGTCGTGAAATACAACTTGAAGCGGGGAAATGGTTACAAACAGTTTTTAATAAAATGGAATGTAAACCTAAATGGGATTCTTATAACATAAATATTGGTTACTATCTAGAAGCAGTTGAACAAGAAATAAATAATATTTTGAATGTTCCAAGTAAACAGATGAAATTATTTTAATATGGTAGCAAAACAGAACAAAGAAAAAGCATCTCCAAAAGGTGCAATAAGGTTTTCAATAACTTTATCAGATGAGCAAAAAGTAGCAAAAGCAGAAATGCTAAAGCATGCTTTTAATTTTATATTAGGTAATGCAGGTAGTGGTAAAACACTACTTGCAGTACAAACAGCTCTTGATCAGTACTTTAAGAGAAACTATAATAAGATAATTATAACTAGACCAACAGTTTCTACCGAAGATAATGGTTTCTTACCTGGTTCAGAAAAAGAAAAGATGGAGCCGTGGTTGGTTCCTATACGTTCTAATATGAGAAAGGTATATAATAAACCAGCTATCTTAGATAAAATGGAAAAAGAAGAATCTATTGAGTTAGTTTCTCTTGCTCATTTTAGAGGTAGAACATTTGATAACTCAATTATAATTGTTGATGAGTTTCAAAACTTAACTAGATCACAGCTATCAATGGTTCTTGGAAGACTTGGTAAAAATTCTATGATGATGTTTTGTGGAGATAATCAACAGGTAGATTTAAAAGATAGAAATTATTCAGCAATACATGAAGTATCTAAAATAGTTTCTTCTCAATATGTTTATAAAGTTGTTTTAAAGGATAATCATAGACATGAATCTCTAATAGAAGTATTAGAATTATTAGCAAATAACTAAATAAAACAAATGGACGCAAAAGAAAGAAAGAAGAGACCGGTATTTACTGGCGTTATAAAGTATTTTCCTGATGCTTTATTAGAAATATCTCGTGTATCATTAAAGGGAAATGAACAACATCATCCTGATAAACCATTGCATTGGGATCGTAACAAATCAACTGATGATTATGATGCATTAGCTAGACATTTAATAGATGCAGGAACAATTGATGATGATGGTATTCGTCATACAGCAAAAGTAGCATGGAGAGCATTAGCATGTTTACAGAAAGAATTAGAAGCTGATAAATAATGGAGTTAATAACAACACATCCAATAAAAAAATCAGATCTAGGGTTTCATGCTAATCTATTTGGAGGAAAGCTGTTAGCTTGGTTAGATGCCGCTGGTGCAGCATATGCTATGGAAGTATGTGATACACCCCGAATGGTAACAGTAATGATAGATAAATGTATCTTTAAAAAACCTGCTAAAGAAGGTCAGCTTATAAAGATATATGGTAAGGTTGTAAATGTAGGTAATACATCTATAACTTTCTATCTAGAAGCTAGGGCTCACAATGTCTATTCAGGTATACAATCTGTTGTATTATCAACTAATATAAGGTTTGTAAGAATAGATGAAAATAATGATGCTATACCTATAGCAGAAAAAGTAAAAACAAAATATAGTGATAAAAATACAAGAGACTAAAACTCTTGTTACAAAAGACAACAATAATAGTGCTAACTGCATAGCTCCCAATATTATCTACGGATGCTTTGGTGGCTGTGTAGATACTTATTGTTATATGTCCAGGTACAATGGACATAGAGTTTTTGTTAATAAGAATGTTGATGAAATATTTCAGTCTGTTGTAGAATGGGAAAAAGGATTTACTAAAGTACCTGATCAACAAGACCCTATATATACTATGGTAGATATTGCATGTAACTCAGATTTAGTTCTGATGCAAAAGCATATGCCAGAACCATTAATTGATTATCTTAAAAGATATGATGATCACCCAAGGTTGAATAGTACAATGGCCACTAAGTATCCAAGTTTGTTGACCATTGATGTAAAAAAGTTCAACAAGAAACCAAGGGTAAGAGTAAGCTTGATGCCTCAGAAGTATTCAGATATATTAGAACCTAAAATGCAAAAAATTTCTTCTAGAATAGAAGATATAAATAGATTGAAAGATCTAGGATGGGAAGTACACTGTAATTATAGTCCTTTAGTGTTCTACCCCGGTTGGAAAGATGAGTATTATAATCTCTTTAATGGAGTGAAGCAGGTAGCAGGAACGAACAAGTGTGAAGTTATAGCATTAACTAATCATATAAATCAGATGGCTAAGGCAGAAGAACCAGCAAAAGAGTTAATGAAATACTCAAGAGAAGTAAAGAATAAATCTGGAGTTATGAGGTATCCTCTTGCACATAAGACAAGATTACTAAATGAGTTTAAAGAAATATACAGTGAGTATTTTCCTTTAAATACAATAAGATATATATTTTAATTTGCTGACTCAGTTAAATTAACTATATTTACACCAAATAAGTTTAAAAAATTATGGGATATAAAAAACCAATTACAGTATCAGAAAAATATCTGACAAATGCACCGTTACCTACTCATGGTGACACTTATACAGTGGTAGAACACAAAGAAGTTATTGACAGAACAAAACAAATGTTATATGCTTCTGGTTTTAAGATTGAAAAAGAAGAGTATAAAGCAAATCTAGATGCAAAAGTTGCACAAGGTGTGTATCATATAAAACCATTATCATTAACTGATGAAATAATCAGAGATGAAGAAGAATTAGGTATGATGTTCGCATGGACAAATTCTTATGATAAAAGTACAACATTTAAATGTGCAATTGGCGCATATGTATTTGTATGTTCTAATGGGGTTGTTTCTGGAGATATGATGAATTTTAAAAGAAAACATTCAGGATCAGCAAATTTTGATATTGGAATGCAAATAGCAGCTCAAATTAAAAATGCTGAAACTCATTATAAAAAAATAATAAAAGATAAAAATGCTCTTAAAAGCATAGATCTAGATCACAAACAACAATGTGAATTATTAGGTAGACTATATGCATCTGAAGAAATACTTGATACAACTCAATTGTCTACAGTCAAAGCAGAGATGAAAAAACCTTCTTATAATTATACATTTGACAATGATAATGCTTGGAGTTTTTATAATCATGTTACACATGCTCTTAAAAAATCTCATCCAAGAAAGTGGTTATCAAGTCAACAGGACTTTCATGATTTTATGGTAGCTGATTTATTAAGCCAAAATAAAATTGTAACAAGCGAGATGCAAGAAGGTAATGTTAATAACATAATAGAAATGCCTGATAATCAAATGGTTATGGTTTTTGAGTAGATAAATTTTTATAATATAAATTAATTATATATATTAGCAACCGTTTTATTTGTGTTTACAAGGGAGCCTATCTCTTTCAACCCCTTGTTAATGTGAATGTTTATTTAGTTTTGTGTAATAGGGTGTGGGATTGTATTCTACACCCTTTATACGTTTAAAAGAGTTTATAAAATGAAAAAGATAAAAAGTTATGACAGAGCACAATAAATATTATTGGGATCTAGATAGAAATAAGCCTTATAAAGATTATCTAGGATCAAGTGATAAAATTAATTCAGGTTCAGAATTTAAATCAACTTATATTGGAGATAAAAATAATGAAGAACTTAACAATCAAATAGAAATGAACAACAATAAACAAAGTAGTGTAGAATTTTTACAAGAGTGCTTATCTATTCACTTAAACCATAAACAACAAATGCAATTTGAAGGGCTATTCCAACAAGCCAAAGCAATGGAGAAAGAGCAGATGATTGAATATGCGTATGAAATCAATGGACAAATGACCTATAAGGAAATAGAAGCAGACTACAATGCTAAATTTAAAACCAAAGAGAGATGAAGATAACAGTAGAACATTACGATGAAAAGGTTTCTATTGAAACCAAGCACGATGACCTTAACTTTAATGAGTTTATGGAATTGGTAAGAAAGGTTGCTCACGGTGTTGGGTACGCTGATGGAACAATAGATGAATGGTTTAACACCAAAGAGAAATGAAAACACCAATGCAAGAAGTATTTGCTCACTTAAGAGCATCAAAAGAGAATGATAATTTTGGGGAGGCCTATTGTGTAGACTGGCTGCTTGAGAATGAAAAATCACTACTTGAGAAAGAACAAAATTTTTACAAAATAAATACGAAGATCAATCGATAATTAACACATGAACATATTTTATTTAGACGCAGATCCAGATACGGCTGCTAGGTTACAGTATAACAAACACGTTGTAAAAATGGTTCTTGAGTCAGCCCAAATGTTATGCTCAGCTCATCATTTTCATGGCAATGGTGACAATGTCCCATACAAAGTAAGCCACATCAACCATCCAAGCAATTAAGTTATGAATAAGTATTTACTGATATATTGTATTATCACTATTATAGTTCAGTCAATAATAATAGTAGATTTATTAATTAAACGTGTTGAAAAAATAGATCAGATTATAGAACAACCTGATACTACAGAACTAGATGGCCTATATAATAAGGTTGATACTACTCTGAATATAGAGCTACAAGAATAACACCTACAGCATTAGAATAATTTAGGGTTATCTTCCCATAAGGATCATTAAAAGCGTAAGTTTCAAATGGTCCTAGATAACCTTCTTCATTTGGAGCTAGTTCTAAACTTGCTGTTTCCTTAGCTAAAGTTCCTAATAATGGATCAATAACTGTTGTTACTACAGGAGTAACTGAAGCAGTAATAGTAGAAATACCTGTATTCTTTATATAAAAGAATTCAACACCTTTATTAACTAATGTATCACCAAATTCATCTGCATCAACAAATGTAGGTTTTAAACCTTCTTGTGTTATTTTATAAGCAGTTAAATTAGCCATATCTTATTTACCACTTTTAAATTTACTAGACTGAATAGGTTCAGGTGCTTTTGTAGATACTTGAGGTATAGAGATACCATTCTTAGCTAATCGTAATCTTTTCTTTACATCTTTTCTATTCTTGTTTGCTTTGATAGCAGCAGGAATAGTAGCAGGACTGTAATAGTAGTTATTCTTTTTCATAATAATTATTTTTTAGTTTTTGGGCTACCACCATAGTAGTAGGCAAATATGTTTCCAATAACAACACCCTCTACCATACCCATTAAGTGAACAAATAAATCATTGTCACTAACAGTTGGTATATAGACTATTGCATATATGATAAATATGAAAGCTAATAAACCGGTTGCACCAGTTGCAAGCATCATATAATCTTGTCTTTGTGTTTTAGCAATTTCAACTTCACGCTCTCTTGCAGAGTCACGATCTTCAACTTCTAAAGCAAACATATTTTTTATATGTTCATTAGCAGCTTTTTTATCTTCAGGAGAAATATTAACATCAGCGTCTATTATATTTTTTACAATACCTAGAACACCGGAACTTGGTAATAAATTTCCAGCTGCATCTAAAATATGTGGAGCAGCCTTTTTTAGAAACTGTCCTAGTTTAGTATCTTTTAATTTCTTACGTTCTTTGCTCATTATTTACCTGAGTAAGTTCTTGATCCGTTAGTTCTACCGCCCATATTCATTTTTTTTACTGGACCTCCGTAGCCTTTCTTCTTCATAGGTCCACCATATGCCATTTTACCACCTTTACTTTTCATTGGTGGAACCATAGGTTGTGTCATATCAATTTCACCACCTACCATTAACATTTTTGCTTTTGTGTCGCAGCCACCCATTGGTAGAACACCACCACCGTGTTTGTATTTTTTATAATTCATTGCTTCCTGTATCTAATTCTATTGTTAATATTAATAAGTACAATTTAATTGTATAATATGAAAATTCTTTGTCAGGTCTCATAATTTCCCACCCTAAAGCAAGTCTATCATGCGGCCAGTGTAAAGCAAATAAAAGTGTCCAATTCATACTTTACAATATCCAAAACACACTTTACCAAAAGTAATCTTACTAATTAATATGCAAATTAATTTTTTCATCTTCCTTGTCCTCTATAGGCTTTTATATAGTTAGTAGCATTTTTAGAACGTGATGTTTTTGTCTTAGCATGAACACCAGGTCGTTTAACTTTAGACTTTTTTATGGGTCCTAGAGATTGTATTAGTTTAGCCATTATTTTTTCTTTGGTCTTCCTCTACGTTTCTCTCCTTTAACAGCAGAACCAACATCTTTGATTTGCTCTTTAACTTCGGATAAAGCTTCTGATACATCTTCAACTTCTTCCTTAACTCTCTTAACTCTAAATACTACAGCATCTCTAAATGCCTTAACAGCTTTAGTGATTGCATTAACTATATCCTCTATACTGGAGGTATAAATAGCTTTTAATATTTTACTGAATATCATATACTATTAATATACTAAATTATACTTGAATTATAAAATTTATCTGATCGTCTTAAGTCTATCGTTTTCTTTCTCAAGGTATTCTACTTTAACTCTTAATGCGTTTACTTCTGCTGTAAGTGTTAAAATATTTTCTCTAAGCTCGTCTTTCTCTTCGCTAGATGTGGCAAGTAAACTTTCTAAGTTTCTTACTCTATTTTTTAAGTCGTCTCTATATTGCACACCATCGTTGTTTTGATAGCTTGCTTTTTTATCGTCTGCCTTTGCTTTTATTCTAGCTTCTAAGAACTTCCATATCCCGGCAGAACCTGCTACAGTTAATACAGTAACTATTATTTGTGTTATATTATCCATTTTATTTAATTTTTTCTTTATGTATTTTTTCAAGTATTAATCTTCGCATACTACCAAAAGAAGCAAAACAAAGAACCAACCAACCGTAGTGTGTTGCACAAGGAAAACCTATAGTAGATAAATATGCAATAGTTGAAGTTGAATACACAGCAAAGGTAATTACGGATGCTCTTACCCTACAATTTAAATCTCCATTTGCAACACAATATAAATGATATAGTCCGCTAAAGAATATTATAATTCTGAATATATAAAGTCCACCAAGTTCTATTCCTATAGCTATATGTGTTAGAGCTATATTAGCTAAAGCTAGTGTTATCTCGGTAGGTTGAGAGTCACTATAAGACCATATATTTTTTAATTTACTTAGCATTTTTGTCTAACTTTTCTTTAAATACCCTTACAGTATTCCAGGCTGCAAAAGCTAATATTATAACCCAACCCGTTCTGCTACCTACAAGTAGACCTTCCATATATAAATTTTCAACAGTTATAACTGCTACGGCTGTAGCTAATTGAACTGCTATTAATCTGTACTTTAAACAACCTTTCCAAATAACAGCCCACAATTGAAATGCGCCTGCACCCATACCGCCTAAAACAAACATTAACGATGGTTGATCAAATTCTGCTAGAAGAGCTAGTGGTAAACATATTAAATGGCAAAATGCTATTAATACTTCATTTGGTTCACTATCACTATACCAAAATAATTCTTTAACCTTTGCTAAACCTTTTTTCTTCATTGTTTTTTATTAAGATTAAAGATTAAAGTATAATAAAATATTAATAACTCTAGATATCATCAAAATATAAATATATATATTTGTTGTTGCCTGTGATAGCTTAACAACTTATAATTATAATATACAAAAAACTAACTTTTAAAACAAACATTTTTATGTCACAAACAAGAAAAGCACCGGTAATTGCTAATGTAGAACTATTACCAAAACAGTCACTATTAGGTATACAAATTATCAATTGTAATATGTCAATGGAGATAGAAGGAGAAAAACAAGTTTACCAAGCCGTTGGTATTGAGGTAGGTATAATTTTTATAAAATTTATATTTATCTATACTTGGTAATCCACCTCAATTAAACTAAATTATATATTACCGTTATATCAAAAACATGATGTAACATTTAATCACAAAAACACACTTATGAAGAAGAACATTTTTTTATCTAGGGAAAATATTTTGCCCTATGAGTACCCATCTTTACTTGAATATAAAGATGCAATTAGACACTCTTATTGGATTGATACTGAGTATAACTTTACTACAGATATAGATGACTTTAAAGTTAAAGTTACTGATGAAGAACGTGAAGTTATAAAAAAGACAATGCTTGCAATAGCTCAAATAGAAGTTAATGTAAAAACTTTTTGGGCAGATTTGTATAAGAGAATGCCTATTACAGAAATTGGTGATGTGGGTATGACCTTTGCTGAATCTGAAGTTAGACACAAAGATGCATATGCAAGACTACTTAGAATACTTGGACTTGAAGAAGAGTTTAAAACTGTTGTTGAGATACCAGCTATTAAAGGTAGAATTAAATATCTTAAAAAATACTTAGATGGTTCACGTAGTAGAGATGATAAAATGTATACTAAATCTGTATTATTATTTTCTTTGTTTATTGAGCACGTAAGTTTATTTAGTCAGTTTCTAATAATGATGTCTTTTAATAAAGAGAAGAACCTGTTTAAAGGTATTTCTAACGTTGTAGAAGCAACAAGTAAAGAAGAAGATATCCATGGTAACTTTGGTGTAGAGATAATTAATATAATCAAGTCTGAGAACCCTGAATGGTTTGATGATGAGTTTGAAGAATTAATTTATTCTGCATCTAGAAAAGCTTATGATGCTGAATGTGGTATTCTTGACTGGATATTTGAACAAGGTGAGTTATCTTTTTTACCTAAAGAAACTATAAAACATTTTATAATGAATAGGTTTAATAACTCATTAAAGAAAATAGGTATGAAGCCAATATTTGAAGTTGATAATAACTTATTACAGTCAACAAAATGGTTTGAGGTAGAGATTACTGCAACTAAAGAAGGAGACTTCTTTTACAAAAAACAAATAGATTATAATAAAAAGTCAAAAGCTATAACAGCTGATGACTTATTCTAAGAAAATATGGAAAGAAAAAAGTATTATTGGCTTAATGAAGAAAGCCGTACATTTTTATCAAGGGGTTATATAAATGAAACCCCTGAACAACGTATACATGATATTGCAGTTATAGCAGAAAAATATTTAAAGATTGATGGCTTTGCAGAAAAGTTTGAGGACTATATGGCAAGGGGTTTTTACTCCTTGTCTACTCCTGTTTGGATTAACTTTGGTAAGCAGAAAGGTCTACCAATCAGTTGTTATGGATCTAATGTAGATGACAACTTAGATAGCATTTTAAATGCAGGACGTGAGATTGGTATGATGTCTAAGTATGGAGGAGGTACTAGTGTTTACTTAGGTAATATTAGAGCTAGAGGTTCCAATATATCAACCGGAGGCACTGCAGATGGACCAGTACATTATGCAAGAATCTATGACACTGTTGTAGATGTTTGCAAACAATCTGAAGCAAGAAGAGGAGCATGTGCTGCATGGCTACCTGTTGAACATCCTGATGTATTGGAATTTTTAGAGATAGGAGGAGAAGGTAACCCAATACAAAATCTACAGTTTGGTATTAGTGTAACAGATAAGTGGATAGATGATATGAAGAGCGGGAATCCTGATAAGCGTAAAGTATGGGCCAAGATAATTCAGAAAAGAAATGAGTTTGGTTATCCGTATATAATGTTTAAAGATAACTCAAATAACAACTCTCCTTATAAAGAGCTGGGTATGGATATCACCGCATCTAATCTTTGTTCTGAAATACAGTTACCAACAGATAGTTTTAATTCATTTGTTTGCTGTTTAGGTTCTTTGAACTTATTACACTGGGATGAAATTGTTGAGACAGATGCAATAGAAACTTATACATTATTTTTAAATGCTGTAATAGATGAGTTTATCACTAAATCTAAAACAATGCCTGGAATGGGTAGAGCATATAAATTTGCAAGTGATCATAGAGCTATAGGCTTAGGTGTATTAGGATGGCATTCTTATTTACAATCTAAACTTATTGAATTTGAATCAATAGAAGCTAAGATGATAAATAGTAGAATATTTTCTATAATAAAAACAAGATCAGAAATGGCTTCAATGGATCTCTGTGAAACAAAGAATGTTAAATCAATTAGGGAAGGTTATGCAAATACTACATTAGTAGCTATCGCACCAACTAAATCTAGTTCATTCATTCACGGCCAAGTAAGTATGGGTATTGAACCTATCAAATCCAATTATTTTGTAAAGGATTTAGCTAAGTCTAAAACTATATATAAGAATCCTTTCTTAAAAGAAGAGTTAGCAAAATATAATCTTGATACGGAAGAAGTATGGGAAGATATACTTAAAAAGGATGGTTCAGTTCAACACTTAGACTTCCCAACAAAAGGTGTGTTTAAATCATTTATTGAGATATCTCCTAAAGAGATTATCATTCAAGCTGCAGCAAGACAAAAATTTATTGATCAAGCTCAGTCTTTAAACTTAATGATTGACCCGTCTGTTCCGGCTAAAGATATTAATCAACTATATCTTTTTGCTCATGAACAAGGAGTGAAGACACTATACTATCAGTTTAGCGTAAGTTCTGCACAAGCATTCTCTAGAAATATTCTTGAGTGTGCAAGTTGTGAAGCATAATTAAACTATATATTTTATGTAAAATTAGTAGAGTCAGCCCTAATAAGGTTGGCTCTTCTTATTTAAAATAGACTAGAACCCTATCTCAAAATCTTGTTTCTTAATAGCATCTATATATTTACTATATGTTCTTATAGCTGGTAATGATCTTTGCCATTGTTTATTTACTTTTAACATACCTTTGTATGGTTTGTTTTGATAAACATAATCTGAATTATCATAAAAAGCATCTCTATCTTGAGTAATAAAAGCAATTGGTGTTGTAAGACTTAATTGTAAAGCTTTTGATGTATTTCTTAATAATTTTAATGATGCTATAGGATTAGAGAACATTTGATAATTTTGTTCAATACCTGCAGGTACTGGTACAAATGTTAACATTTCATCTTTAGTTCTATCTGCTTGCAATCTTGCAAGATTTTTTAATCTCTTCATTGTATCTGAGTCATCATCACCTGATAACAATCCATCCATAAGAGAGTTTAATACAAAAACTGATGATAGAATTGCAATTTCACCTACAGTTCTATAAAATCCTTGTAATTTATTTAATGCTCTTTTATCTAGATTACCACCTTCACCGGTATATCCATATTGTTCAAGAAAACCTGCTTTTAAAGCTTTAATATCTCTAGTGCCTTTAATAAATTCTTTAGTTGCATAGTTGGTAAACTTCCACCATGATAGGTATCTTCCTTCCATCCATCCTAAATTTTGATCAAAATATTCTGTTTGATATCTAGCTCTTAATGCTGGTGCAACCCACTTTTTAAATTGTGTTATTAAGTTACCAAGAGCATAACTCTGAAGAACCATTCTGTCTTCTTTAGCATAATTACCATGAATTTGTTTATTAACTTCCCTTATTTGATTTCTTAAATCATATCTAAAATTGTCATTATAATCAGCAATCTTATTTCCTTTTTTATCTACAACAATATCATAATCTTCTAATAAAGAAACGGTATTAGTTTTACCATCAAAATGTAATGCATCATATAGGGATAATGTTTCTCCTGTTTTACTGTTCTTTATAATAGTATCCATTAACATTGCAACACCTACTTTAGATTGTACATTATATTCAGCAGCATCCTGCATTACATAACCCCATTCCTTAAATCTTGACCATAAAGATGAATCATCATACTTAGAACTATTCTCACGTATATCTGTATCAGGATCCATCATTCTAAAATATTGAGTTACAGCTTCATATTTATTATTTGCTTTATCCGCATCATAATCAGATTTCTTTAAACCTAGTTTACCTAGTGTAGCAATATCTACTAAATCAGTTGCACCACTTCCTATTCTTTCAAACATTCCAGGAATAGCATTTGTATTAAATTCTTTAGTTGCTCTTAAATATGCTTTTTTACTAAAAAATCTTTGACCTAGCATTTCAATATTATTATTTATTCTACCTAGAGCATAGTTATTAAAGTTACCCATAGGGTTAAATGCTACCCATGTTAATGATGTTGCACCAGTTATTTCTTTTGCAATTTTATCAAACATGCCTTTATTTGCTAGTTCATTATCATAAAAAACCATTGACATGAATTTTTTAGCTCTTCTTACAGCATTAGCTTCTAAACCTTGATCTCGTGTAAAACCTACAGCTTTAAGAACGCCTTCTTTAGTTCTTGAAACAAAACTTTGACCTGTAGCAACAGGTAAGTCATATTCTCTTCTTTCTAATACTTTAACAAAAGCATTTAATGTATCTTCTACTTCACCCATAACTTCATAGTGTGTAGCCATAGCATTAAACTTTATTAAACTAGATCCTAAATCTCTACTTAGTTCACCTGTTGATGGTTTATTATATATTCTATTATATTCTCCTCTAAGCTCTTTAATTTGTGCATTATACTTATCAGGTGTTATAAGACCTTTTACTCTTTGTTCTTCAACAAAAGCCATCTTCTTTTCTACTTCTTCTAATTCACCATCCATTCTTGGTCTTCCTGTATAGAATACTGGTAGTTGATTTGTAAAGTTACCTGATTCATCAAGCATGACTTTTTTCATAGTTGATGTTTCTTGAGTTAAGTTTTTTACAGATGTTGTAATATCACTCCACATCTTAGATATTATGTTTGGTTTATCCTTTAGATCACTTAATAAGTTATCTTTAATAGTGGGGACTCTACCCATCATTTGATCTCTTTGATATTCAGGAATCTTTTCTAGTAAATCTTCCTCATACATTTTAATAAATAAGTTATAGAACTCTCTTCTAGCTAATGTACCCGCATCAGTTTTAGTAGGATCCATAAGTTCTGCGTACTTTTTATCACGCATATCTTTACCAGATTTTGTTATTTCTCTAACCTTTCTATATTCAACTTTAGGAAATTCACTCTTAACATTTTTTACAACTACACCTGTTGGATTACCTTTAACTCTTTGTGGTTGATCATATGTAGAAGATTCAAAATACTTTGCTCTATATACAGCATAATCCTTAGCTGAAACGCTATTTCTTTTTTTCCACTCTCCATATTTACCATTAGCACTTACCTGCCAAAACTCATATATATCTCTAGCTTTCTTAAACTCATCTGTATAATAATGATACTCACCATCTACAAGATTACCATCTTCATTCATTTCTTCTGCTCTAAAAAAATCTGCAAAAGCTTTTTTCTTATTAGCTAAATCAATATTATACTGAATATCTTCTAGAGATGCTGTTGATAAATCTGTAATATCTCTATACTTATAAGGTAAACCTGTATCATCATATAGTTGAAATCTTAGATCATCATGTATTTTAGTATATAACTCGCCTATAGGTTTTATATATCTTCCTGTAAAGTTACCATCTTTATCAAATATAGACATGAAATCATAAAGCTCATTTCTTTTTAGATTTGGATATAATTTAATTAACTTATTAGCACTATTAATTACAAGTTTATTACGCTGATCAATTAAATCAAGTACCTTTTGTTTTTGGGTTTTATATATTTTATCCATAACAGAAAGCATTGCATCAGATTGAGTAGCCATATCTTGAGTTAATAAAGCAAGTTGAGATATATCAGGTGATCTTCTTACAAGATCATCTAAATCTTGTTCTGTAAATACACTTTGCTTACCACCCCAGTCATTATTAGATCTTTCTCTAATTTTTTCTTTTACAAAATTAATTATAGCATCATTTACCAATCCTTCTCTAAATATTCTTTCTTCTTCAGTTTCATTTTCTTTCTTTCTTACACCTGTTCCTTTTATCTTATTTCTTAATATATCCATCTGACGTATTAATGCTCTTTGTGTAGCATTATGATCTTGAGAATCTTGTATTAAAAATAAAGGTTCAAATGTGCTTAAAAATCTATTGAAATTTAAAGTATAGGTTATGTATTCATCTTTACCAAAATTTGCAGGATCTTGAACATAATCAGCAAATTTTTTCATTTGACGTAAAGCACCTTGAAGAAGATAGGTGTATGTAGCAGATCTAGATGCTGGTCCATTATCAATATTTGCAGAAATGTATGCTAGTGTACTAGCAATTTCGTCACGTAGTTCCTCTTTGGACATGTCTCTAAATACTGATCGTTCAATTACTTTTAGAGCCTTTTGTTGATCTACTAGAGCAATTCTATAATCTTCTAGTATACCCATTATAGAATTATACTCAGGATATACTAAAGGATCTATTTCTTCAGCTAGTTTTTCTTGATCTTCTTCATACTTAGAACCATCAAATATTCCATCATCAGAATTATCAATTATATCATCTAATTGGTCTTTAGAATATTGATCAACATTTTGTGGTATTAACATATCCACATATGTCATATTCTTAGTGTCGTTTATAAACTCCACTCTACCGTCCACCTCAATCTTATCACCATCAGCTTTAACATGAAATGTCTGAGCTCCTGTTAAAGTTCTATTAGTGTTGTACCCCATGTTATCAAGCATTCTTTTTAACATGTTTACTTCAATACTATTTTGAGCAGAGTTAGTCAGTTCTAATATACCGTGTTTCTCTTTTAAAGCACTATTACTTTTTAATGGATATAATTCTTCAGAATATACTTTTCTTCCTTGTTCACCATATATAGAGTCTTTACTTACCTTTAAATCAACAATATTAACAACACCTGTCTTATCAATAACTAATAGATCTACAGTTCCTGCAGTTTTAGTATTTGGATCAAACACAACAACATTGGATAATGCAACAGCGCCATCAGGAATAATAGGATTATTATTTCCTATAAGTTGTTCTTGTAAAGAATCAACCACTTCTTTTGCCGCTTCTTCACTTAGAGTTGTTAACCTTGAAGAAGCATCTTCAAAACTTTCATTACCAACAACAGCATCAAATAAAGTTTTTATATCATCATTTACTTTTAGATTAAGAGCATCATTCTCATTATTACTAAGACCAATATAATCAGATGTAGAAGAATAAACCTCACCTGTTGATATATTCATGTATGAATTATCTTTTTTATTATAAGCAACTATATCTCCATTATAATCAGAGTTTTTATTACTTGCTGATAGGTCCCCAATAACATCTTCTGATGATCTAGCAGTATGGAATAAACGTTTTATAAATTCTTTTTGAATATCATTAGACTCTTTTAAAACTTTTCTTACAACTTTATCTTTTTCAGGAGACAATGAATATCTAACTCTATTATCTACTCTTCTATCTAATTTAAATTCTATATCAGATGTATTTAATAATTTTGCTATATCTGTTAAAGAAGATGTAGCGGTTATAGATTTTACTGTAAAAGGTTTACCTGTTAAGTACTCACTAAGATTACCTATGACATCTAAGAACCAATCTAATACTTCTTTAATTTTAGTTAAGAAACTTCTTGTTGGAGTTTTTTCATACTCATTATTAAAGTGTCTAGAAAGAGCTTGAGTAACCATCTCTAAATTTCTATCTAGAGGTGTAAATCCTTTACTGTCAGAATATGCAGCGTTTATTGCTTGATTCATTTCAGGAAAGTTTTTCTTAGCTTCTTTTAATAAACCTTCAAACAACTCAGGATTATCTGCTTTAATTGCATCAACAAATGGGTGTAGTATTTCTTCTATTGCAGTTTCATCTGTTACTCTACCTTTTATTAATACAGCTAGACCTTCATAGTAAAATGAATTAACCTGATCAAAACTTACATCTGTTTTTGCCCACTTAGGAACTTTATTATCATCATTCCAAATAGCTTCTGCTTCAGCCACACTCATAAGCTTTACACCAACCTGTGGAAACAATCTTCTTAAATGTGATACAACAGCTTTAGCACGTGGTGTATCCCAAGATCTAGACTTTTCTAATAAATCTTTAGGTGTAAATACATTATTTATAATCTGTACCTTATAACTTTTAGGTGTTCTTGTAATTGTTACAGAGTTTAAAGGGATATTATTAATTTCTAAATACCTTGTAAGTCTTTTTAAATTAGCTTGTAAGAATTGTTCATCGTATTTAAATGTAGCAGGATTAGAATTATTAACTAAATAAAAACCCTGGTAACTATGTAGTATTCTTTTTTCTACAAGATTTGCTAATAAGTTTTCAGAGAACGCTTTTTGCTTTAATGAAAACGCAGCCTTGTTATTTTTAACAAACTCTTTTGCTTGTGCAACAGATGGAAACACATCCGTGTTATTTAAATCTTGCCACTTATTGATTATATTATCAGTTTGTATTTCTGATTTATATGCTTCCTGTAGAGATTTATACTCTGCTGTATTTCTATTTGGACACTTAGCCATAGTTTATTATAAGTTACATTTTTTAATCTGTTCTACAAACTCCTCTTGATCTTTATAAATACCGTCTTCATATTTTTTAATCAAGTCTTCCAAAGATAATATATTATTATTTTCTCTTAGAGAATTTTTAACCTCTTTGTTAAATTGTATATTACTATCCCAAAAGTTTTCAATGATTGTATAATTATCATTTATTTCTTCATTGAATTTTTGAAGTTCATTAAATAGATCAGGTGTTAGTTGTTGAGCATCTTCATTAATATTATCAAGTTCATCAATAAGATCTGGATCAATATCCATATATTCTTCTACTTTTTCAACTTTAAGATTTTTTTCAGTTGGTGTAATATCAGCAATATTTTTATCATTGATTTTAATAATACCATCGCTACTAGCTTCAACATCAGCTCCTGATGCTTGTGCAGCTCGTTGCTTTACTTGATCTTTTCTATCTAATTGCTGTTCTTCCTCAACCGTATCTTCTTGCTTCTCTCTACTTTTTACATACTCTCTTACTTGATTATATGTAGGTCTATCACCAAACATAAATCCTATAGGATTCTGCTGATTAGAACCTGCAGTTTCTACTTCAGTATATGTAGCAGTATCTTTATCTGCACCTGTAAGTCTATATGTTTTATAAGTTACTTTTGTAAAATCTCTACCTTCAAATGTATCAGTAACACGAACAAAAAGAGGATTTACATCTTCAGATTTAGCATTTAATGTATTATCTACTATATTTACATTTTCAGGTTTTATAAGATCACCTGTTAGTGTAGTAGTAAAATTATAATTGTTCAATAAAGTATTACTTCTATTAGATAGTAAATAGCCTTCTATAAATTCAGATTTGAGATCTTCAAAGTTTAATCCAAATGTAGATGTAATAAGTTCATTGTTATTACTTCTCAATGCATTAGATGCTGTATCAACATGATTTAAATATTGTTCCATCATAAATGGTGAGATAGCTTGTATTAAAGATGCATAGCCTATTTGTAATCCATCTTTAACCATCATATAATTTACTATATCTATAGCATCTTGTTTATATTTAACAGAGCCATATAATCTAGCAAATGATGTTTGTAAATCAATCATTTGAGCTTGATTTAAATTTCTAAAAGTATTTGCTTCAAGTAATTCTAAACCTGTTGTATTAGATTGATCATCAGCAGGATTGCTTATTGTAAAATTCTGAACAAAGAAATTATCTTTTAAATCCTCCTGTTCTCTTAATGTATTTATAGTATCAGTGATAGTTTTATATTGTCCACCTTCTACAGTAGGATATATATAAGAATTATTCAATGTTGCTACAGATTGTGAATTGGTATCTAATTTATTTTTCTGATAAGCCTTAATTGTCAAATAAGATAATAAATCTCTAGATATCTTAGATTCAACTTCTTCAGTGAAATCTAGTGTGTTTGTGTTTATACTCTTATATAAATCATTTAATATAGATCTAAAGTTTTCTGTACCTGATAGAAAAGCAGCAGGTGCTATATCATTATAAAATTGTTCAAATATTTTTAGATAACCAGACTGCCAAGTAGAACCTCTGAAAACTTTATTTAAATCTATAGGTGCTTCTTTTGCAAAAAGATCAGATATATCGTTTACTCTTTTATTTATATCTGCCATATTTTTACCTAGACCATTAGATAATGTAGTAACAGAAGACATTTTAGATGTAAAGTCTTTAATGTCAAGTAGTTTTTGGAACTCTAAAAGAATACCTAATTTTATATCATCAGCTCTTCCATTAGGTTTATCTTCTTTAACAACTTCCTCTACCGGTGCTTCCTCGGTTATAACTTCTTCAGTTTTTTCTACAGGAAACTCTTCATTATAGTAGTTTATTAATGTATCATCACTTATTAATGCAGGTTTTATTTTCCTTACTTCAGTTAGATTATCAATTTGTTGTTTAAGAATATTTTTAACACCTGGATCTGTCTTTTCTTTTTTATTAAAAGCTTGATCATATATAGATGTTATCAATGGATTGTTAACAAGTAACAAACTAGTTTTAAGTGGTATACCCAATGCTGTAGCATTTGCAACAATACCAAGAGAATGTCTATTTAAACCTAACTTTGCAGCTAGCCTTTCTTTAGCATTGTCTGTCATTGCAGTAATTAAAGAAGATATTATATCTTGCTTTCTATCACCTTTAGTACCATCACCAAGTATTTCGTTTAATACTCCAAAATCAGTATAAGCTCTACCATTTAAAAAAGGAGCTGGTCCTTTTAGTTCTAATTTATACTCAGTTAATAAACTTAGATATGTGTTAGGTAATACAATTGCTCCAATTGCAGCACCTTTATTTGCCATCCATGCTTTAGTCTTACCAAGCATATTATCCACATCTACATTATCCTCTCTATTTTTTTCTTTCAATCCTGGTAATAGTTCTTCTAATAGTTCTAGTATTCCAGTTTTAGTTTCTTTATCTGTTAATATTTCTAAACCTGCAGGAGTATATGATATAGGTGTTCCTTCTTTTGCTTCTGTTACACCTTTATTACCCATCAATGCATACTTATAATCTAGTATTTTATTATTGTATGGTGCTTCATATGGTTCTCCATAATTAGATGTATAATCTTCATATTGTTTTTTACTTACAGGAAGACCTAATGCTGTTAAAGCTTTTATAGACTTATCAGTAAATCCTAAATCATTTAAAGCTAACATTTCAGCATCTGTGTATGAATCTTCTATATTTAAACCTTGGGTCTCATATAGTCTATATCCTTTAGCATATGGAGTATTCTCATTTACTTTTTCATTTACATACTTTATGTAGTCTTTATACTCTCTTCCTTCTGTTGCTCCATACTCATAAAATTTATTATCCTCTACATAGAATTCTTTTATCTGAGTAAATACCTTGTCAATATCAAAGTCGGATCCAGCTATCTCAACCAACTCTTGCGGGAACATTGCACTAGAACCATTTACAGTAGGTAAGAAATCTACAAGCTTTACATTCATTGTAGAGTGATTATCTTGAGAAGGTATACGTACAGCAAACATTTTTGATATAACTTCAGGAATATCAGCAGCTGTATTTTCAATAAGATTTCTAACAGATGCATGGTGTGCTGGAACAAGACTTTCACTATATCGTTGACCTGTAGCTGTTTCAGGATCTTTAGGATTAGTGTATTCCATCAAACCTGTTCTTAATCTATCTAATACTACTATACCTTCTGCAGGTATTTCATCGTTAGTTAGATTACTTAAAGTAAATATTTCTGGTTTATCTTCAAGTTTTTCCCATTGCTTTTCTCTAATTACTTCTGATCTAACTGGATTACCATCAGCATCTACTTCATATACTCTTCTGTATATTCTCATGCCAAAATCAGAAACTAAAGATAAAGTCTCTCCAGGAATTTTTTCTGATAATACACCTTTACTAAAAAAGCTTAAAAATAATTCTTCAAACTTATTTACAGTAATAGGGTTATTTAAATTATACTTTTGTTCACCGTTTTGTTTAGAAAAGAACTCTAAAAGATTACTACTAGACTTACTAGCTTTAAGTGACTCAGTAGCATAATCTAAAAATATAGATAAGTTAGGTGTTATCTTACCTGTAATTTTAAACTCAGCAACTTCTTTCATTGCCTTATCAAAAGTAAAAATAAGATTTCTGTTATTTTTATATTTTAAAACAAGTCTTCTATTGGTAGCCTTATTATATTCTTCTCTTATTTTACCTACAGTCATATTAAGACCTTCAACTTCTACAGAGTCATCTTGTTCAGAAGTAACAAGAGCTTTAATTTGAGTAGGATCTGTTGTTTCTAATTTATTAGATGGGTTTAATACTTGTAATCCAAAGTATTTTGTTTCTAATGTAGAATAACCATTTTCAAACTCTTCTGTATTATCAAGCGTAGTTAATGAATTTACTTTTTGCTTCATCATTTTAGAAGCACTTAGAGGAGAAGCCATGGCTATTGTGTCTGTTTCTTTTTCAATAGCTTCAAGTTTGATTCTTAAATTGTGTAATGCTTCTCTGGAAGGTTTAGCTGTACCATCAGGGTTAGAAGTTAACTCAGGGGTTAATACAAATGCTGACATCTTTAAGTATGTTTCACCATCATAGTAAACCATCTTCTTACTGTTTAGCATTTCTTTATTTGAAACATAACCTCCAGGTTCAAATATTGAGTAAGAAGGAATATACTCTCCTCTTTCAACTCTATCTAATAATTCTGCTTGTGCAGCTGTAAGTTTACCAATACCGAATCTTGTATATCTAAATGCTTTAGTTGTCATGTAAAGTTGACCATCAGCTCTATCAATACTCTTACCACCAATTGATGATACTCCAATTGGTTCTTCTAAAGCAACATAACTAATCTCTTTATTAGGATGATTTATACCATACTCAGGTGCTGTAAAATTACTTTCTGAACTATAGAAAGCACCATTTTGACCTTTACCTCTTTTAGTTCTATCAACTGCATCTTTTAATGATACAGCTTGATCTCCAAGTAATACTTCATTTATTGCTGTAGTATTAATCCAATCATTAAAGAATATTTGTTTAAGATTATATTCTTTATCATTAATTAAATTTAATTCTGGAGCAGAAGATAAACCTTTATTAATTGCATTGCTTGTTAAATCTTTTGCACCTAACTCTACTAATAACTGATCAAACTTTTCAAACTCATCATTTAATTTCTTCTCTAGATCTTTTTTAAATTGACCTTCAGTTTTATTTAATGATGATAATGCTTCTTTAAGTGATATATCAAAATTAGTTTTTGCTTTTTCTTCTAGGCCTTCTTTGATCTCTTGATCTAATAATAGTCCTGTATTATGAAATTTAAATGCTCTTCCAGTATCAGTATCATTATAACCTAATCTTTCTTCAGATTTAGTTTCAGAATTTGACTCACGTTGTATTCTTTTAAACTCATTATCTATTTGTTCTAAATAAATATTAAGTGCTTTTTCAGTTAATTTAGTTTTTCCTTTTACTAACTCTACAGTTTTTATAACAGGAAGTGATAATAAGTCTCCAGTATTTGAAGCCTCCATCACTCTTATTAGAACCGGAGCTAGTGCTGCAGTCATAGTTTGATCTGTTAAATTATCCTCATATTCAACTGTTTCAACTTTACCACTCTTTGTATTATAATTAGAAGTGTAAAAATTTAAAAGTGATAATACAAGTTCTCTAGGAGTAAAGTCTCCATATGCACTTCTGTCTGATACACCTGTTAGTCTTGCATTTATTTCCTCTTCGGTCTCATTTAATTTTCCTACTAAACTACCTGCAATTCTAGTTACTCTTAATTTACTCTTATCTGAAAGTTTTATAAAAGCCGGATCATTTAATAAATAATTATTTTCTAAGTATCCATCTCTAAGATCGTTTAGTTCTTCAGTATTATTTAACGCCTCAACTTGTTTTAAGTGGAATGTTGGAAGCTGATGAGCATATACTAAGTCTCCATTTGGATTTTTAAATACTGGTGCACCAACTGTTTCATCAAATTCAGCATTGTTTTCACTCATCTTATTTAAACGTGAAGACATACCTTCTATTCCAGGATCAAATATATCGCTATTACTTTCTATAGATCTTTGTAACTGTTCTACATCTGCTGAGTCTATAGGTAAAACATATTGATTAGCATTATAATCAGTTTCTTGTTTTGGAGTTCTTGATTCTCTATTATACGCTATACTAAAAGCAATATATTTTTTGCTTAATCTTATACCAGTATAGTTAAACAAATCTTGTGATATCTCTTTAGATACTTTATCTAATTCTAAATCTCCAATTTTTTCTGTACCTTCAAGATAAACTCTAAAATTATTAGCTGTTTTTATTGCTGCATTTTTAAAAGTTTTATCAGATTTAATTTTCTTAGATGCTTGCACCCATGCTTGTGACCATCTTGAAAGTTGTGAGTTAACATCATCTCTATTTGCTGCTGAATATATTAAAGAACCACCTGTATCATCACGTTGCATGAATAAATAGTTTACTCTAAAGTTTTCAAAACCTTTTAATATACTTTGAAGCAATAATGGATTTTTAATTTTTTCTGGTAATGGATTATCAGACTCTATAACTTCAATGCCATTATCACCAATAGTATCTAATAGCATTCTATTTACAACAGCTCCTGTATTTGGATTATCCTGACCAAAGTAATACATGTTCCTTAATATCTCTTTTGGATCACTTAAGTTCTTTACAGCTTTTAACATTCCGTTATAAGCATCCATAAATTCAACAGGAACAATCAATGGTCTACCTTCGCTTAGTTCTTTGTTACCAAAGTAATCTACATCCTCTAATGTAGTAGTTGCTATATAAGCTCTTATACCTTCAGCAAGACTAGCAAATCCACCAATCATTGATGCATCTTTATTAAACTGCTCAACAGTTCTTAATCCGGCTTCACTTTCAAAAAATTCATTATCAAATTCTTGATCTGCGCTTTGTTTAGTTATTATACTAAGTAATGAGTTTACATCTTTTTTAATCTCAGATCTGTATAGTTCAAATGATTTACTAACATTTTCAAGTTGTTCTTTTTGAATATCAGATTTATCATCATTAATCTCATTATCTAAACTATAAAGCCACTCAAACTCATCAAGAACATTATTTAAAATTTCCTCTGGAGTAATGTCTTCAACTTCTTCAACTTCTTTAAACTTTGATTCAAGTTCTCTTAATTTTTTTGCTTGTGTTTGTGATGAAACATCTGTTAAAAATGTAGCTGCTATTGATCTAATCATTGGCTCTGCAATAGCACTATCTAAATATAAATATCCTATATTACGGTCTCCATCTTTATTTGTTTCACTAACAAAATCATGTGGAATTAATGCATTAGCTTCAACAGATACACCTTCAATTAGATTTGTAGTAAAGTTATTATTTTTTACAGAAGCTGTTCTAAACTTACCAGCATCTATATTTTCAAAAAGAGTTAATAGTTCATTCTTAGTATATGAATTAAATAATGCTTTTATCCATTCTAATATTCTATTAAATAATGATTTAATACTAGAATCTGTTTTAGTAGATCTTGGATTTTGTTTAAATAATTCAAACTCATCAGCCATGTATTCTTCAAGATATTCTTTTTCTAATCTTGAATCGCTCATATCAGAATATGTATCTGCAGAGTTTTTAAATCTTTCTAGTTCTTTTCTATAGCTCTTACCTTCTTTTCTTAACTTAGCTCTAACTTCTTTTCTAGCAATAGATAAATATTGTGCTTGTTGTTCATCTGTTAAAAGTAATCTATATACAGCATGAAATCCTTCATGATATTTAAATGGATTTGTAGCTCCTGTATATATAGTACCGTTGATAGTTAGACCACCACCTAAATTATATAAACCTAATGCAAAAGCACCAACACGAACACCACCAGCTTTCATGTTATTACCTAATGTATTTATATCATCAATAGTAATAAAATCAGGTAAATTTAGAGCAGCCCAAGATTTAAATTCTTCAATATCAGCATTAGCTTGTTCAGTTGTATTTGCAGGTAATATTTTATTTGCAGCATTTAATTCATCTTCTGCTTTTCTTATTTTTTCTTTTAACTTAATTACCCGTTCATCTGTCCTCATAGCTTTAGCTATAGCAGGACCGGTTAAATCTTTAGTAACTTCAGCTTTAAGTACATTAAGTTGTTCTTTTAAGTTTTCTAATCTTTGATCAGGTGTAAATTCTTCAGTAACTTCGGCTTCAACTTTTTCTCTGACAGGTAATCCTGCAGCCTCACGTTGTCTGTTAGACATACGCTCCTCCGTCTTAGGATTTCTTATTGTTTTAATATCTACATCTGTAACAGTAAAACCATCTTGGTCTACGTCTGATAATTTTCCAATATATTCTTCGTTGCTAAGAGTGACGTCTTTAGCAATTCTTACTCGGTTGTAAATTTCACCATCGTCAAGTTTCATTTGAAGATCTCTACTACCATCCATATTAGTTATGAAAAGACCCGATTGTTCCTCACCCTCAAATGTTTTAAAGGTAAACTTTTGTGCAGATACAGGAATTTGCCAATCCCGTAATCTTTCTACCTCAGGTGCAGCTTCAACAACTCTTTCTACTTGTTGTGGTTCAGGTTTATCAACAGCTGCTTGAGCAGATTCAACTGGAGCTTTTACACTTTCACTATTAGTAGATTTTGAAGCATCTATAATAGCCTGTTGTTCTGCAGAATCAGCGTTTATGAATAATCTTGGTCTAGCAATAACATCATACTGAACATTAGTTGTTGTTTTATCAAGAATCTCTTGAACACCAGCATCTCTTGGAAAAGATTTTCTAAAGTTGTCAAGTGATATTTTTTGATCTTCTACAACTTCTTTATTAAACTTTTCTATAAGAGCCTTTATTTTAGATTCAGGAGTTTTTAATCCAACCTCTTCTTCAGGTTTTAACTGTACTGTTTTTACTTTAGAATATTTTTGACCAACCTTTTTACTTTGTTGTATGTTTATATTACCCCAAGAAGTAACCTGTAATTCATACCTATATCCTCCAGCTTTTGAACTAATAAATAATCTACTTGGAACTTCTTTTGAATTAAAATCACTGTTAAAAGCATCATCTTCTTGTTTAGCACTTTGTAATTGTTTTACTGTTGTCTTATCAGTAATTTCAATATTTAAATTTTCATTTCTAGTTTTTTCAGATCTATCAACTACATCATTAAATAGTTGATTTAATTCAACATCACTCAGTTTCTCAGGTTTTAATGGAACAAGTTTATATGTCCCATCAGGTAATAATACAGCTAATGCATACTTCTCAGTAATATTAGGGTTAGTAAAATTATTATTTTCATCTATTTCACCAGCTTCTTTTAAACCTTTGTTAACCCTATCTATAAGTTGAATTGCTGCAGCATCTTGAAGATTTGTACGTTCAATCTTAGACTTCTTTTTTTCTTCTCCTTGGATCTGAATTATAACTTTATTACCAGATTCATCTGAAGAATTATATTTTAAATTATCTGCTTTTTGTGGTTTAGCAGCATTAAGAATTAAATTGTTAATTGACTGATCTAAAGTAAAACTTTTTGATAATGCAGATAAAGGAATATTACCATCATACTGAGATGCTAATTCTGCTACTGATGTACTAAGTAATTTATTCTTTGCAAAAGATTTAATAATAATATCTAGTTTTTGTTCATCAGAAATATTCTTACCTTCTTGTATTTTGCTAAAGTCAATTACATTTTTAGCTTGATCAATAGTAAAGTTTATAGGATCTGGTACACCTTCAAACTCATAATTATCATTTTTAAAATAGGCAAATATTCCTTCTGGTGAATCTGATAGTTCTAAGTTATTATCAATAAGTTTACCATTGATTTTATTAAGTGTCTCAGCATTACCAAATTTTAACCCTATATCAGCTTTACCTCTAATTCTTCCTATTAAAGGATTTTCTGGTTGACCAGGAATTTCTAAATAAGGATATTGTTCATTAGTTTTTCCTGCTTCAGGATTTTCTATATATGTTATTACTAATTGATCCTTTTCTTCTTCTGTTAAATTAGAAATTATAAACTCATATCGCTCTCTTGCCTTTGCATTTGTCTCACCAGTTTCTCTATTAACATGTGGATATGGTTGTATTATATCTCTA